GAGTATTCATGTTTGAGAAGACCTTGATGTCCAATAGATCTTCGATAACTTCTCTACGGACAGGGGCGTTGAGTTGCATGAAGGGGACAAATGTGGATGAACCAAGAATGACGACCTGTGTGAAACTCTTGAAATTAAGTTTGAGGACTGTCTGTTCGAGGTACTTTTGTGTGTCTTTGGTGGCAGCATCTTGATCAATGAATTTGTTATTTTTATATATCTCAAAGAGATTTGGTTTTACTCCTCTGAAGACTCTATACTCATCTTTACCTATAGAGAAACAAACCTCAACTTTTAGTCCTTTCTCATTAATACTATTAACAAGTTGACCTCTATTAATTTTACGAAAAGGTTTATTGAATAAAGCAAAGCACAGGGCATCTAACATAGTAGATTTCCCTGCACCATTCGTACCTACAATAAGTGTAGATGCACTATCATTCAATTGTATCTCAGTCCATTGGTCACCAGTGGAAAGAAAGTTCTTCCACTTAATGCTCTCAAAGGTAATCATTCTTTAGGTTCGGTAATAATTGGAGGTAAAATTAAATCGTCTCTAGTGACTATAGCATATGCATACCCAAATTTGTCACAATTAACGGCAACAGCATCAACATCTATTTCCAGTAATTCCAACTTCTTCTTATAGTCTTGTTCATTTAACTGATACAAATATCTTTTAGCATCATCCTCTTCTTCAAACATGTGAACAGTTTTAACGTTCTCATTATTTGGAAGAGCATAGACACCACCAGTATCCTTTTCAGTCAGAATAAACATTAGAGTTCGGATGCTTCCATGTAAAGAGATCTCATAATATTTTTAATATTACTTTTATCAACCTTAAGTTCTATATCATCTATGTAGTTGTCCAATAGAGTAATGGTGTCTTCGGTCTCTACGACCACATCACCACCTTCTATGTCAACACTAAGATCTTCTACAATCTTAAGGTCAGCAAGTCCGATGTCTTGAAGCTGTCTGACAAAGTAATCAAATTTAGTATAGTCACCCTTATCCTCTACTATGAGTTTGACAAAGGTTCCTTTGATTTCTTCTTCATTCGGTAGTACAACTCCATTATTATAATACAACTTATGAAAAGTGTCAAAGGGATTTCTATAAAAAGTAGTTCGGAGAGTTTCTGTATCAAAGACATGGAACCCTCTTTTTTGTCCGTAGTCATTCCAGTATAGTTGATAGGGGTTACCAAGATAATAACAATTATTCTTATTAGATTTAGTATGGTAGTGACCAGAGAATACCTTATTGAACTTACTAAAGATATTCATATCAATACCCTTATCCATTACATGACCTGGATGAGCTTCAAAGCCGTTAAGCTCAAGATGGCCCATACAGACAGGTGCAGTACTTTCTGTGATGCTTCGTAAGGTTCTGTCGTAGTTCTCATCACATATCCAAGGGAGAAATAGAATATCAGTACCGTCATAATTACGGGTGGTAGGTTCATCGATGACATCTATATCGTATCCTCCGAGCAACTCTTCTGGTGAGTTAATTCTTAATGTGTTCTTATAATATATGTCGTGATTGCCAATCAAGGCAGTCATCTTACATCCCAATTCTTTAACAGGGTCAAACCACATCTCCTTCGCTGCTTCCAGAGACATGTAGTTAATAGATCTACGCTTATCAAACGTATCTCCTAAATTTATTATCTCCTTAATACCCGATGCTTTAATAAAAGGTATTACGATGTTACTATAGAACTTCCTATAGTGCTCAACGAAATGGAGATTGTCATTACGAACACCAAAGTGTTGATCTGTTATGAGTAAGATCTTCATCTCTTGGTATTCATTTCTACACGATTTTTTATCTGTGCATAATCTGCATGAGCTTCACCATCAACTGAGAAGACATGTTCATACCCAGACTTCTCAAGTATCTTATCTTTGATATCCATCTGACGTTTCTCTTTAGCAATACGTCTTAGGAATGCATAGTAAACTATCTGTGTAAAATAAGCAAAGGGGTTCTTACTTTTAGCAGGATCAAAATTATCTATGTACTGTATACAATTCTCTATACCATCACAAACCATATCATCCTTATACATGTAGTTGATAAAGTTTGGTCTGTATGATAAGTGTTGTGCTATTTTTAAGAAGCACCCTCCAATGTAATTACTGACACGAGGTTTGGGAAGACCTTTCTCTTGAGCAATAATAACTTTGTCTTTGTACTTTACGATAGCAGCAAGGAACTCAGCATTATTTACATAATGTTCTTTCTTTTTTGCGACTCTCCTCATATGCGTATCCTGTATTGAGTATATTATACTAAGGCTTGACAAGTTTGTCAATCGTGAGTAGGATAACCATGTTAAGGGTTCAGGGATACAGTATCAGCTTTTATATAACTTCTCGAATACCTGTCGGGCTTTATTTATTTTTCCTACAAACCCTTGTGTGTTATCTATATCTGTCTTGCGTCGTGCCGTGCGTTTGTCTTTTATTTCCTGAGTCTCATCATCATCTTTTCTATCAGCATATTCATCTATTAAAAATTTCTCGTACATACTTATAATATGTTTACTCATAGAAGCAACACTAAGAATATCTTTTTCACGTACAATAAAAAACTCTTCATCTGATAACATCATCCACCGATGAAATCCCAATCCTCTCATAATCTTACCCTTACCTAGATCTTGGTTGATGGGTTGTATACAAACTGGGTCTTGTAAAAATGCTAACGTCTCTTGACAATTTTCTTCATTAGTCAATACTGCTTTAGCTAATACCTCTTCTCCACTAACGAGTTTAAACACTCCGTGGAATTCTTCTTCATGTTTAGCATAGTTAATCATAAGATTTGAGTTTGATTTCTACAAGTTCATAATTAAAATTTTCTTCTTTGTAAATTTTAAGTCTCTCAAAGAGATGAAGGAGAGTATAGTTCTTTCCATTATCTCTAGTAATGTCGTCAGCAATATCATATAATGTTGCTACTTCTTTTCCCCTATACTGTCGAAGTACCCTCCCGATAGATTGGAGGTTACGGACTCTGGACTTACTTGGGGAGGCGAAGACGAGGTTGTGCAACCGTTTAATGTTAACCCCAGTACTGAAAGTGCCATAACTGGCAACAATAATTGCATTCGTTTCATTTTCAACTAGACTCCGTATATGTTCTCGGTCATCGACATCCACTCCACCATAAACTAAATGTACTGGTCTGTCGGTATGACTATTTATCATCTCATACAAAGGTAGCCCGTGCTTCTCAACATAGTTGAATAGTACCAATGTGTTTCCCTTAAGGTCACACGCTAAGTTACGGATAAATTTATTACGTTGTTCATGTTCTACAAGGTAATCCATTTCATCTTGATACCCATCAAAGATCTGTTCATCATGTTTAAGTACAAGAACTTTTACTTTTAACTTAGCTACATGTCCCTTCTCCATCAACTCAGATGTCTTAGTAACCTTGGAACATTTACCAAACACACCTTCTAATACTAGTTGATTAGTATCTGAACCATCTAACGTACCAGTAAATCCAATACGATATTTACATCCGTGTAACTTAGACATTAATTTAGTAAGTGATTTAGCTTTAAATAGATGAGCCTCATCACCAATTACAACATCAAACTTATCAAAAAATTTTCTTGGTTCCTTATATAAGGACTGCCAAGTTGATATAACTACATCATGGTCTGTATATTTTTCTTCTCCAGCATATATTTTATGGCAGTGATACTCAGCGTTCCAACCATACTGTGTAAAATCTTTATACATTTGCTCGACAAGAGACGTAGTTGGTACTATAATAAGTACAGTCCTCTTAACATTTACATGGAACCGAACTAATGCATAAATCATTAATGATTTCCCGCTTGCAGTTGGCGACAATAGGAGTCTTCTGTTGTATTTTAGGCACTCGTATATTGCTGCGTATTGGTAATCACGAGCCTTCACAGGAAGCTTCAAAGCTCGAACAAATTGAACTACAGACTGAGGGGTTACCAGAGAGTTCTCTTCCTTGGGATGTCCAAAGTATTGAGATTCCAAATACTCAACCTGATACCCTCGGTCCTTTGCCCAGTCAGTTAGATAATTTATTAAACCGCAATAAATTTCCCCAGTAGCAGGAGAATATAATCTTACTTTACCATCCCAACCTTTGTATCTCCTCGTCTTCTGCATGTACTTTGCAGAGGGAATTTCAAAGGTAAAATATTCTGCTGCCTCTTTGTGGAGATGAGGCTCAGCATGCACTTTTAAATAAACTTCGTTCTTCTTCTGAATAACGAGATCTGCCATGATTTACATTCCACTTTGAAATCTCTCCCACTCAATAGCATTTTTAATTTGGTAGTTACGGCCATTGATTTGACGCAACACACCATCAAGAAAGAAGATCGTTTGTTCTATATAGTCAATCTTCAGTTGTAGCTTTCTGACCTCATCATCAGCAGCAATAAACATTTTAATCTCATCGTTTGTAGTAAGTTTTAAATCAAACGGTGCTGTTTTGTATATGCTTGTTGATGATTTACCCTTATAATATATCCATTTATCTCTAACCATCATTCTCATTTCAGACTCTCTATCTTTTTTCATTAGAGAGAACGTATTAAAAAACTCCATATAACGCATATGGAGTTGAGGTATCCTTACAGATTCTTCACCATACTTATCAGGATCTATTATACTATCTTCCTTCCACATGGTTTGAAGTTGTTCAAGATTCATATATCTAAACTCAATTGAATGTTAGTAGTAAACCTATCATAGGTTATATCATTAGTATGGCAATACATATTAAACACTTTTTTCATTTCATCATGAGAGAGACTACAATGTTTTGCTGCTTGAGGTATGTTCCACTTAGCAGCAAATAGCATTTTAATAGCATACGTTTGTTCTTTCAAATACCTTGGTCTTTAGTCTTAGCAAAGAACTCTTGCATTGAAGAAGATACATCAGGTGGTTCTGGATGTTTATACCCCTTTATCTTCATCCATTCGTTATGCATCGCTTGCATATGCCATGATTGAGCAAGACTCTTAGGACCATTGTCCAATAATTCTCTTTGAGTTTTGCCAAGTATTTTCATACCTGCATACTCTTGCCTCCAATTAGAATCATCCCATTCAGTTTTATACGTTCTTTCTGGGACGTGTTCCTTTCCAACTTTTTTTCGTAATGACACTAAGATACCTCCTATACCACATTATGTATAGACTCTAATACCTTAACACAAATTTAAAATTATTGCAACTACCTCTTAACTTGACTTCCCTTATTCCTTATTTCAAATACAGTATAGTTGAAAGTCGCTGTAGCAGTAAGGAACTCGTTATCAGTTCCTGTAACATCGAAAGCTACAGTAGACAATGATACTGGCCAAAGACTTTGAAATACCACATCAAAGTTTACTATATTATTATTGTTTAAAATCTGCAACGTTGCATCAGACCACTTAGCATCATCAGTTTGAGATCTATCATCCATCCTATACTGTTCATTCCATCTCTTCCTATCAATAAAATCAGACGGTGTTCCTAATGCTCTTATCCAATTATGAATCTCCATATAGTTTCTAAGGTCTTCATCAACAATAAAATCTAGAGTCAATTGACCGTACTCAATATTTCCATTCATAGGAATGTCAGCATATCCAGCAGTAGGGATATTAACTTGTCCTAAAGAAATTTCTGGTATTGATGCCCTTTGGCATAGGAAAGAAACCTTCTTTGCTTTATCCAATACGAATATGAATCCTATTGGTGATAGAAAGTTCTTATTTGTTAATTGATCTTTATACCAGTTTGCCATTATAGCAGTAC